TTCATCATCTCTCTTACTTTATGACTGCAACAAATAGCGGCCAAAAGTTTACCACCAAGATAATTATAACCAAAAGGTTGAGATGGTACTATTACAAACCCCATAATGGCCGTTTTATTAAATTGTGATAAATCAGGAATGTTACCTAACATTTCATTTCTAGGTTTCATATTAATAACTGGTGATGCCAATCTTATAAACCCTACAAACTTATTGGTTGTCATTTCTTTAACTGCTAGTTTTAAATTTTTACCAGGAATACTTACCATGTTACTATGACTTGATATCATATTGATACATGTGTCCCAAGTTGTATTATCTATTTCTAATACTTCTAACTTCATATCATTTGGAGACATTGTAAAATCGGAAAACAAATCATCTTCTAAACTCATGCCTGGTAATCCAGCAGGAATATTTTGTATAGAGGCCAGTTTTTGGTCTCTCATATAATCATCTATACGATTAAAACTGCCAAAATAATCTTTAAATATTTTAGCACAATGTAATGCTTGTTCTTTGTTTATTGTTTTCATATTTGGTTGCCCCAACTATCCCAATTATTTTTTCTGTTTCTAGCAAACAATTCTATATAAGGTCCTTCTAATAATTTTTCAATACGTTCATAAATTTCATCTGGCTTTTTTGAATGTTCTCTTAGTTTAGATACAACTAATTGGTCTACACCACTCGATATTCTTTTTGGTTTGCCTTTAGTTGCTAACAAACACATTTCTGGATTGGCTCTTGTCCAATAACCTAAACCTTTAAAATATCCTGGACTTTTTTTATTAGTTTTCACCCATGTAAATGCCACAGTTTTATATTTGAATCCCCAAGACTCAATAACTTCAAATGACATTTTTAAAAAAGGGTCTGTAACCCACATTAATAATGTTGAATCATTTTCTGATATATTATTAACTGGTAATTTTTTAATATCTTCTATATTCATACAATCATAATGTTGTGTAGCATTTCTTCCTTCACCTTTTTTACTATATGATTTAAAATACCAAGGTGGGTCAGCATAAATTACTTTATATTTTTTATTTGGAAAAGATATCATGCAAAAAATGCCTCTAAGTTTGCTTTCTTTTCTTGCGACCAACCAATAGATTGTAATATAAATCTCATTGGATCTAAAAATGTTTTTTCAAATTGTGTTTCATAATCTATATAATTTTGCAAATTAAATTCTTTTGGTAAAGTTGTAATATAACTTATAACATCAAATTTAAATGGATTTGCTTCTACAAGTTTAAGAAATTTAATCTTGTCGCCTTCTTGTATTAAAGGGTATTTGTTTTTAAGTTTAAATTCTTTTATTTGATGATTGTAAATTAAAGCACCCTTAACATGTATTGGTGTGCCTTTAATAAAGATATTATTACTATCATAATACTTCTTCATATTGTTACATGATCTAGGAAAAGATATCTGTTCAGCAGACATTGTAAAAAATTCTTTTTTAAAATCAGCAATAAACTTCTGTAAAGTATCTTCATCTTTGCTCATTATAATTTTAATAGCCTCTTTAATCTTACCTCTACATACTTGTGGTGTTGAAGATTTAACAGCTTCAATACCCATAATCTTTAACTTAGGTTCAGAAAGTCTAACGCCTTCTTCATCTAATACGTTTAACATATATCTTTTCTTTGCAACCCAAATACCTTTGTTGGCAATTACTTCTCGTTTCATCACCATACAATTTTTAAATGCGTTTGTATAATCTGCAAGTTCTTCAAAACATTTATTTAAAAATGGTTCAACTCTACTATCTACTACCTTATTTAAAAAATTACATATTTGATCTTCTGTTTTGTCTTTACAAGTTTGTTCTACAAGTTTATCTAATTTAACATAGATAGAATCTGTGTCTGATGCCACAATATAATCTACGTTATCTGTCTGTAATATTTTATTTAAATAATTATTTACCTTTTCTTCTATGAATCTAATGATAAATTGGCCTGCTGTTGTAATTGCACTGGCCTGTCTTACATCATAATATCTAAAGTATTCATTACCAACTGCACCGTAAGCTGAGTTTAGAGCGATCTTTCTTGCCCATTGAATATTATGGCAACGAGATATCTCTCTAATTAAACTAGGATCTTTTGTTTTTTCGTATTCTTTTTTAGCATTTAACATTCTTTTTTTATAAATGACACGTTCATTATACATTGTCTCCATCATCTCTGGTAAAAAGCCTTGACTATCATTTTTAAACAATGCACCATTAGGTGTGATACAGGCATTCTTATCTTTTAAATAATTTAATGATGTTGATTTATCTAACATTTTATTAACGGAAATTCCTTCTGAATTTAAACCAATAATTTTTTCTGGTGAAATATTGTATTGTATAATAATATGAGGATATAGAGAGTTAATATCAAATGAAACTACCCACTTGTGCATACCAAGTATTGGATCTTTTACATAAGCGCCTTCATATTTTTCGTCTTTACTATTATCTTCACGTGGCGGAATACAAATATTTTTACTTAATAAATGATTTGCAATTAAAGTGTCCCATACTCGCACTTGTGAAAAAATATCACCATAGTTTACTTTAGATTCATAAGCAACAGTTAATGACAAATCAATTAGGCCAAGTTTATCTTCTAATGCGTCAACAATTTCAACGTCTTGAATATTGTAATCAATAAATGATTGAAAGTCTTTTGTATACCAATCTTTAAATGTATCATGTTTCATTTCATCTTTACCACGACCAAGTTCTAATTCACCTATAAAATCTAACTTATAACTTTCTTGTCTTGTAGGAATAAACCATTGATATAAATCTAAGTAATCTAAATTAGTAATACCTAATATATTATAAACTGTTTGTGGTCTGCCTCTAACTAGTATTTCTTCTTTTTGAATTAAATTCCAAGGCGATATCTTCTGTGCAACTTTTTCACCTGCAATTAAAGTAATTCTACTAAGTAAATATGGTATATCAAAAAATTTTGTATTCCAACCTGTTGTAACATCTGGATAATTTTTAATCCAAAACTTCATAAACTCAAACATTAATTCTTTTTCAGATTTACATCTTACATAAGTTATATCAGTTCTATCAGTTTTATATTCACCAGTTCCCCAAGTAAGTATTTGTTTATTAGATTGATTCTTAACTGTGATACAAAGTATTTCTTCTATAGGATTTTGAACATCTGGGAAACCGCTTTCGCAACTAGTCTCTATATCTAATGTAAAAATTTTAATAAACTTTTTATCCCAATCTATATTGTTAGGATGAAATTTATTAATATATTGATAATGATATCTCTCTAGGCCGTAAATAGGAGAATTGTCGGTAACTACTTCTCTCCTAAACTTTCTAGCATCATCTATAGTTTTGAAAGTAATAGGTTTTAAATTTTGACCTTGTAGGGTTTTAAATTCGGTTTGTTGTTGTGTTAATGAATAAAGTGTAGGCCCAAAGTCTATTCGTTCTTTATATTCTTTGCCTTCATGTATACCTCTAACTAGAAGTTTACCTCTATGTTCTATAACTGATTTGTAAAAGTTCATTATCTAATATCTTCATCCAATAAATGAGCAATTAACCCGTCATGTTCTTTTGTTAATTGTATTTGACATGCTAATCTACTCAATCCTTTTTTATATTGTTTATCAAATTCTAGTATATCTATTTCTGCGTAATCTTTATTCATAGGTGTAAGTTTATCAATCCAACGTTCATCTATTATAACATGACAAGTACCACAAGCACAAGCTCCACCACAATCAGCAGTTATTTCTCTTATATCTATTTCACTATATTTCTTGGCAGCTTCCATTAGAGTCATGCCAATTGGAACATTAACTCCAATCTTAGAGCCGTTTCTAACAAAATATACTTTAATCATCAATCTATAATAAGTTTAGGTTTCTTTGCTTGAATTATTCCTGTTCCTAAATGCTGATTATAAGAATTTTTGATTTCTAATTTTGGTTGTACTTCTGTTATAATGTTACTTGTTTTTAACACGATAGTTTCAGATTCAGAATAAGGCATGTATGGTGTTAGCGCCAAAGATACTGGCCCACCTGGTTTTGATTGCATTGGTACAATCACAAACGGTTGTTTAATATGAGTTAAATTTGAATCGCTATCTTCTGATTTTTGACCGATAACATCTTCACCTGTACTTAATCTAAAGATTTTTACTTCTGACATAATATAATCATTATATACTATTATTTACTTTTTGTCAATAGATTTTATTCTATATGATCTATTTCTTTAATGTTTTTAAACAAATTTCTTTGTTTAAATTGTGTTATAATATTTTCGTCAAAATATGGTATAGTAATAGCTGATCTAATAGAATCTATATGATCAACATCATGCAATACATTTGTTCTTAGTAAATACCATTTACCTTTATGAGCTTGCATTGAATCTAATAGTTCTACTTCTTCATATCTGAATGGTTGTTCAACAGTTTTATGAAGTCCGTAAAGCATAGGTTTATTAAGATGTTTAAACCAACTGGTAATAACAGATTCTCCTCCTACATTTAAAATATAATTTAAAGCAAACATTCTTCTAACATCATAATGTATAGGAAAAAGAGTATCTTTATCATTTTCATTTGGTAAATTTTTTTGTATTGTTAAGTTTTCATGTTCAGGCCAAGCAGGAACATTATTTTTTATCCAATTAATTAAAGGATTGTAATTTACAGTCCACTTTGCATAAACACAAGATTTTTTTACTTTATTATTTTTTGTAAAAGGTCTTCCATTGCCTACTGTATGCCATTTTTCCAAAGAAAAATTATTTGTATCAATTATAAGTTCTGGTGGGATTGGTGGTAAGTCTATTTCTCCATATAAAAAAACTGGATTCATAATTACTTTTTATCAATAGGTTTTATTCTTCTACTTAATACAAATTCTCTATTTGGGTTAACTGAGGCATTCATTTTTCTAATAATATCTCTATTTAATAATACATCAGACGCTGATCTTTTTCTTTCATCAAGTCCAAACGACACATCTTTGTATGTAAAACCATTAAACGTTAAATCTAATTTAACAACTGGTCTTTTTTCTCCTTCACCATCATTTGTATTAGCCCTAAAAATTTTATGATAACCTTCTAATTTACTGGTGTGTTTTTTACCATCATACTTCCAAGTAACTTTACCATCTTTTACTTCCACTTCTTCAGCATGTAAAGCACAAGTTTCAGCCCCGTTACCTGTATCTAATTTTGCTCTTACTTTGCCTACAGTGGATAATTCTATTGTTTCTAAGTAACCAACTTCTACAATTGATTGTCTATCCCAATGTTTCCTATTTGAAATATATTCTATAACGTTATCAACTAACTGACTTCCTTTAATTGTTCCTGTTGTATCTGGTGTATCAATATAATCTTCGTAATGGTAACCCTCATAATCTGCACCAGTTCCAGGAGAACCATTTGCTTCTAATACATAAATTTTATCTTTATATATTATATGATCTATACCCACTAGATATGCTTTTGATGCACGTGCTGTTCTTAAAACAATTTCTATTTCTTCATCTGAAAGTTTATATGGTTCTGCAATAGCTCCTCTATGAACGTTTGATCTAAACTCTCCAGATTTTTTAACACGTTTTGTACATGCGAATATTTTATTATCTACAACAAAAGTTCTTATATCTGAATCTGTTGGCATATATTCTTGTAATAATAATTCAGCGTCATGTTTAAATAATGCTTGTACTACTGATACTAATGAATCATAACTATCAACTTTAACAACACCAATACCTTGTGTGCCTGTTAATGTTTTAACAATAATTGGAAATTTATTACCTACAAGTTTTAATGCGTTATCTAAATTTTTTTCGTTTGATATGAAAGCGGTTTTTGGTGTAGGTATATTAAACTTTTCAAACAATAGAGCAGACGTTAGTTTGTTATCACACGTTAACATTGCTGATCTAGTGTTTAACATAAACGCACCAGAGTTTTGAAATGCTGATATTAAAGAAAGTCCTGCTTCATCTTCAATTGCACCTGCACGTGTAATGACTACTGTATTCTTACCAGTGAATGTTTGTTTACCATCTTCACCATCATAGTTGTAGATGGTTAATGTATTTTTTTCTTCGTCTTTATCTGTAATGATTGAAAATTTAGTATTGATTATATAACAAGGTATTTTTCTTTTAGCACAAGATTTCTGTATAAAACTTACTGTAATTTCTTTTTTAGATTTTTTATTACCAGTTTTCTGTCGTCTTACTTTAGGAGAAGATTTGCTAATGACAACGACCGTGATAGGATCGGTTTCATCTTGCTGTCTTGCTTCTTTTATAAACTCTTTAAACTTAGATACTTGCATTTATTCACCATTTGTTTCATCATCTTTAACTATTTTTTTACCAATATTATATTTTGCGGATAGTATCCAATCTTTCTTTTCTTTAAAAGGTAATACTTTAATTTGACTTAAAGGTGCTTTGTTTTCAGCAGCCTCTTTTTTTACTATGTTAATTAAAGACCAATCTGCTAATAATACTGCAATTGTGTTTCTTCTTTGAATATCGTTTTCTGATAATGTAGCTGTCTTACCATCAAGAGCAAATAGCTCTTTAAAGTGTACTATGTAATATTTACCTTGTTTATGAAGTATATGACATGACTGAAATAAAGTCTTGTCTTTTCTTGACGCTACACCTATTCTTGTAAGTGTTTCTCTTACTTTTAAAAAGTCATCAGGCTGTTTGATTGTTACCTCTAACATATCCTCTATAGACCACTTAATATTATCCATTATTACTCTCTCCCACCTTTAAATAACTTTGTTTTTATATGTTCAAGTTGTTCTTTGGTCAATAAAGTTAAGGCCTCTCTTGCCTTTTCATTGCTATAACCATAGTATTCTTTCACATACTCTAAATCTTTTAACTTGGTTTGTGATAACCACTTACCGCCAAATCGCTTCTTTTTTCTGATACTATTTATTAAAAAATGGAATTGTAACTGTTTAGGTAGAAAGTGAAGGCCATTCATTTCGTTGGCTGGCATTACCGTATCCCAAAACATAGAAAGACAACGATTTATAACATAAGGTGGGTACTTCTTTTCCCACGTTGCGTCATCTGTGTCTAATAGATTTTCTTTAGTTTCGTTAATAGCTTTTAAATAATCTTTTAATTCGTGCATATAATTTTGGAGCGGACAGTGGGACTCGAACCCACGACCTATAGTTTGGTAAACTATTGTTCTACCACTGAACTATGCCCGCTTATCTAAACGTATAAACTGCTACGATCCTTTCTCCCATTTTGGGGTAATGATGGTAGTGTGGTTTATTATCGAAACATATACCTTTAAATCTTTCAGGTATAATCTCTTTTAAAATTGTCTTTTTATCGTCATCTAATACAACAGTTTTGGATTGTTTATCCAATGGATTGTTCAAATATAATAATAATT